GCGGTCGTCTTGCTCTTGCATCTTGGCGTAAGCCTCTGCGGCAAACTTGGCCAGGTTCTCTTGGCTCCATGTGTCAAATGCTGGCATGGCTTACCTCACTCGGCGCAAGGGCTCGACCACCTTCTCAGGCGGGGGCGGGGGCAGGCTCGCGCTGGGCGGTACCCAGCCTTGCTTGCGCCAAGTTTCTTGCACGTCAGCGCCGGTTGTCCACTTGTAGCGCGGGTGATCGACGTTAACCCAAGGTTTGGTGATCTTGGTGCCGGGTGGGGGTGTCCAATTGCTCATGGTCGTCTTGCCTCCTGTAGTATTTCAATACGCTCGCGGGATGCCCGCAAGGCCGTGTAACGCTGGTGCAGTCGCTCCAGCACAGACACTCGTTTGCCTGACTCACGTTCATGGGTCAGCATCTCAAGCACCTTGGCCTCATCCAGGGTTTTGAGTTCAGCGTTCAGTTTTCGCCAAGTGATTTCCAATTTTTGCCTCCAATTTAGCTATCAATTCAAGTGTGCGGTACAACGTCCGCGAAGCGGCGTTAAAGTCCTTGCGGTGAATTTTCAGTATGGATCGCGCCGCTTTGAGTTGCGCCTTCCACAGGTCTAGTCTGGTCATTTAAGTTCCTCCATTGCAATATCCGACACCGCCCGCTTGTCATGCAAGGCGGCAAAAATTTTCTCGTCAATAGTCTTGTTGGTCAGCATCACGTAGCACCACACAGCGTGTGTTTGGCCTGAGCGGTGCAAACGACCAAGGGTCTGTTCGAACAACTCCAGACTCCACGGCAGGGACAGAAACACCATGTGACACCCACCGTGCTGGAGATTGAGCCCGTGGCCGGCTGACTTTGGATGGACGGCCAGTAGCCTGACTTGTCCAGCATTCCATCGCTCGATGGCTCGGTCGTCATCAAGAGTCGTGGGGTTGAACCGGCGCTTGAGCTCGGCAAGCTCTTCTTGGTACTGGTAAACAATAATGGTATTTGCGTGTTGGTTCTCATCGAGCAACTCCTCCAAGCGATCAAATTTGTGCGGGCTAAACCACACCGGCGTCTGTGTGACAATGAACTTGCCGGGTACGTCAGACGCCGTTTTGCGCGTGTCGTAAACGAACCCGCTGGCCATTTGTTGCAGCTTGCCGGTCACCACGCCGGCATTGATCGCGGCAACGCCTAGTGCCACAAAGTCAGCCTTCATCTTCTCGTAGGGCTTGCGGTCGCTCAGGTCGCAACGCACCTCGACGACGTGCAGCGGGGGCAGCTTGTCTTTGTATTCGCCTGGCTCCAATACAAACGTCGCTGGTTTGATCTTGTCCATGACCTTGGCCAGCGAGCCAACCCGTGGCGCCCACTCGCCAAACTCCTTGTTGATCAACACAAAGTACTGCTGCATGAACGCGCCCTTGGAGCGGCCCAGCAGGCTCAGGTCGATGATCTTGCACTGGCCGAAGACGTCCTCCAGGCCGTTGCTGGTGAAGCTGCCGGTCAAACCCCAGCGAATGGGCACGCCCTTGATGATCTTGTCAAACGCCTTAAAGCGCGCGCCTGATGGGTTCTTGAGCTTGGTGAGCTCGTCAAACACCAAGCCGTCTACGGGCAAGCCGTCATCTGTTACGCCACATACATCGGCTAACCATTGCAGGTTGTCGTAGTTAATCACAATCACGTTGGCGTCGCTGTTGAACGCATCGTTGCGCTGCTTGGGTGTGCCCACCGCAATGGCCAACTTCAGGTTCTTGCTCCACTTGGGCGCTTCGATGGGCCACACGTCGGTACAGACGCGCTTGGGCGCCACAACCAGCCAGCGTTTGACGTGGCCATCTTTGATCATGGCGTCCATGGCGGTCAGCGTAATGGCGGTCTTGCCAGCACCCACTGGCGCCAGCACCATGGCGCGGTCGCTCTCGTACAAGAAGTCAGCGGCCTGCTCTTGATACGGTCGTAACAAAACCATCAATCTGCTCCTTAGTCCACAAACACGCATAGCGCTGGTTCAGCAACGCCATGTCCGACATAAAAATCTTCTGCAACTCACTCAGTCTGCCGCCTTTTGTTTTCAACTCCACAAACCATGTAGTGCCATCAGGCAAACAAGCAATCCTGTCAGCCACACCTTTGCGCCCTGGGGACGTGAACTTCCACGTCTTGCCGCCCATGCGCTCCACAGTCCAGACAAAATATTTTTCGATTTCTTTTTCAAGCATGTCAAAAAGTTTAGCACACTTTTATTTTTTGTGCTACAGTATCACCACCACCGAAGCAGAGAAAATTCTCTTGGAATGGGCGCAAGCCAAGTTTGGCGATGTGTTCAACACCGTAGAGATCAAAACCTACAGCTATAGCGGCGAAATCAAATTCACCAAAGAGGAAACACCAGATGCAGCACAAAACTAAAGACAACAGCACGGGTAAAAACAAAGATTTTTATAGCCGTGGAAAACAAATGTTTGACCGGATACAGCCGCTCAAGCCCCCTATCCAAGCAGACATTGATCTGCTGTACACCACCAACAGTGCGGACATCGAAGCGTTGGAAGACGCAAAGATCACACTAAACGTCATCAAAGAAGTTGACCCAGGTACTTTTGATGAGATCATCGATTCCTCTTTGGTGTTGATTGATAAAGCATTGGGCATGAGTTACGGCGATGCAATGGAAAGAGTTGCTAAAAGAGCGGGAGGTAAAGTATGAACCACAGTAACATCGTCGGCGGCTCGACCGCCAAGCGCGTCATCAACTGCCCAGGCTCAGTGGCCTTGGTGCAAAAGATGCCGCCCCAGCCCAGCAACAAATACGCCGATGAGGGCACGCTCCTTCACAACGTCATTGCCGACATCGTGATGACCGACAACCCACCCGAGCACTATCTGGGCACCAAGTACGAAGACCAAGTGCTCACGCAAGAGTTGATCGACAACAAGCTAAAAGTCGCAATGGCCGCGCTTGATGAGATCGACCCAACCAAGGAGATGGAAATTGAAGCTGAAACTCGCGTTGGCTTTGGGGACTTACTGCCTGGTGTGTTTGGGTCTACCGACCTCATTGGGCGTATCGGAAACCGCGCAATTGTTCTTGATTGGAAGTTTGGTGATGGTGTTGCTGTGGAAGTAGAAGAGAACCCGCAACTGATGTTCTACGCCGCTGCGTCCATGCGCACTGAAGCCGCCAAGTGGGCGTTTGATGGCGTCGATGAGATCGAGTGCGTGATCGTGCAGCCGCCGCAAGTCAAGCGCTGGGTGACCACGCCAAAGCGCATTGCTGAGTTTGAATTGCAACTGGTGCAGGCCGTCAAGTTGGCGCAAAAGCCAGACGCCGAACTGAAGACCGGCGACCACTGCCGCTGGTGCGCAGCCAAGCCCATCTGCCCACAGATGACCGGCGCTGTTGACCGGGCCTTGAAGACCAGCATCGACGCCTTGGACGCGCCCCAGATCAGCGCGTATCTGAAAAACGCCGATATGCTGGAGCAGTGGATCACTGACCTGCGCGCGCTGGCGCTTCAGATGCTAGACAGCGGTGCTAAACTGCCTGATTACAAGTTGGTGGCCAAGCGTGCCATCCGCCAATGGACTGACGAAGACAAGGCCAAAGTCGCCCTGTTTGCGTTCGGTCTTACAGAATCTGAGGTGATGGAGACATCAATCATTTCACCGGCCAAGGCTGAGAAGGCGCTCAAAAAGCGCAAGCAAGCCCTGCCCGATGATCTGGTCGTCGCCGTCTCTTCGGGTACCACCATCGCGTCTGAGAGTGATCCCAGGCCGGCGGTGATTCAAATTAGCTCACAACTGCGTGCAGCTATTTCTAAACTTCAATAAGGACTATCATGTCAAATTTAGTAGCGTTTTCTCAAGCGGGCTTGCCCGCAGTCTCCACCCTCTCAACCGCTTTGCGCGCGATCCAAGCAGACGTTGGCCCAGCCGGTACAGTCATCCTCAAAATGGACAAGACTGGCCACTGGGTTTTCGGTGCCGATCAAACCGAAGTGGAAGACGACTCCACCTGGGCCATCAATCCTTTCAGCTTTGTCCACGGCTTTATCGCCTGGGGCGATGGTGAAGTGCTGGCCGAGAAGATGGCGTCGGTGTCCCAACCGTTGCCCGAGCTTGATGAAGCGCCTCCCGGCGCCAAAAAAGGCTGGGAGACACAAGTGGGCATGAGCCTCAAGTGCATCAGCGGTGAAGACAAGGGCATGGAAGCGCGGTATACCACCACGTCAGTGGGCGGTAAGCGCTCTGTGCAGACCTTGGCTGTAGCGTTGGCAGAGCAGGTTGAAAAAGACCAAGCAAAGCCAGTGGCAATTGTGAAACTCAAAAAGGATCACTACGCCCACAAGAGCTACGGCAAAATCTACACGCCGGTGTTTGAGGTGCAAGAGTGGGTCAGCATGGATGGTGAGCCTGAAGTTGCTGAAGCCGCGCCTGCCCCCGCTGGCCGTCGTCGTCGGTCTGCTTAAATAGAAACAGGTGGTTCGACCAGACGCATCTGGACGGCAAATATACGGTGAAATACTGTTTTCTTAGCGGGATGACATTGAGCACTTCGGGTGTTCACGAAAGGGTCAAATTAACCCCGATGTTTGAGAGCGACGAAGCCGCAGTAGAAATGTTCACAGGCAAGTAACCAATCTTGCAGCCACCACCTTTTATATGCTTTGGCTTGACTTTGAAACCCGTAGCGCCTGCGACCTAAAAGCCGCCGGCGTTTACAACTACGCTCAAGACCCATCGACTGACGTGCTGTGCATGTCGTGGGCTTTTGATGATGATGATGTAAAGACTTGGCGTCCTTTTATACATGACGAGCATGGTCATGTAAAGAAAATGCCGTTTCCTGAACAAGTCAAAGATTACAAGGGCTTGATATACGCCCACAATGCCGCTTTTGAGCGCCTAATTTTCTGGTACGTGTTGCAGATCAACTTCAAGCTGGAGCAGTTTGTTTGCACCGCCGCCCAAGCCCGCGCCAACTGTGCGCCGGGTAGCCTTGAAGACGTGGGCCGGTTTGCTGGCGCTGGCATGCGTAAGAACCGCAGAGGCGCTCAACTGATCCGCTTGTTGTCAATCCCCCAGGCCGATGGAACCTTCAGACAAGACCCGGCGCTCATGGCCGAGATGGTGGTCTACTGTGAGGATGATGTCAGGGCCATGCGCTCCATCAGCAAGGCGCTGAGGCCCTTGTCAGCAGATGAGTTGCTCGACTACCACATCAACGAGCGCATCAACGACCGTGGCGTCTTGGTCGATGTGCCCTTGTGCAAGGCCGCTGTCAAGTACGCCAGCGATGAGTTGGTCGAGATTGAGCAGATCGTGGCCGAGGTCACCGAGGGCGCCATCACCAGCGTGCGCAGCCCCAAGATGCGCCAGTGGGTGATCGAGCGCGTGGGCCCGCAAGCGCTCAAGCTCATGGAAACCTACAAAGATGGCGACATGAAGTATTCGATTGACAAGACTGTGCGGGCCAACCTGCTCGCGATGGAGAATCCAGATGAGGTACCGCCCGCTGTTGCCGAGGTCATCCAGTGCGCAGACGATTTATGGGCCAGTTCGGTTGCGAAGTTCAGCAGGCTTGCGAGCTTGGCAGATGTCGAGGACAACCGAGTACGAGGCGCGTTTGTATTCGCAGGCGGCAGCGCAACAGGACGAGCTTCAAGCTATGGAGCCCAGGTTCACAATTTCACTCGCAAGTGCGCCGAATCGCCCGAAGACGTTAGAACTGCAATGGTCAGAGGCCATTCAATTGTTCCTAGATTTGGAAAGCGCGTTACTGATGTCCTCAAGGGGATGCTCAGGCCCGCACTGATACCGGCGCCGGGTAAGTCCTTGGTCGTAGCCGATTGGGCCGCCATCGAGGCTCGCGCTAACCCGTGGCTCTCAGGCCGTGGGGATGACAAGCTGGCCATCTTCGCCAAGGGCGAGGACGTGTACAAGGTCAACGCCGCTGCGACGTTCGGGGTGGCCGTGGCCGATGTAACGAAAGACCAACGCCAGATCGGCAAGGTGCAAGAGCTCGCCTGCGGCTTTGCCGGCGGCGTGGGTGCCTTTGCGGCCATGGGCCGGGCGTATGGCGTGCAACTCACCGAGTTCGAATCCAAGCGCATGGTAGACGCATGGCGTAGGGCAAACCCTTGGTCTGTACCTTACTGGCAGCAGCTTGAGGAAGCCTACACCCGCGCCATGCGCAACAAGGGCCATGAGTTCAGCGCGGGGCGGGTCACCTATATGTTCGACGGCCAACACCTTTGGTATGCTCTGCCCTCCGCGCGGGTGCTCTGCTACCCGTTTGCCAAGCTAGATGCTGATGGTGTGACCTACGCCAAAGCCGCTTGGAAACCAGCAGCAGATGCAAAAGAATGGCCGCGAGCCCGCCTGTGGAAAGGCTTGGCGTGTGAGAATATCACCCAAGCCACCGCCAATGATTTGCTGCGCCATACCCTGCGCCAGCTTGATGACGTGGTGCTCCATGTGCACGACGAGGTGGTGTTGGAAACCGATCGGCCAGAAGAGATGGCCGTGCGATTGAAAGAGGTGATGTGTACGCCGCCCGAGTGGGCCAAGGGCTTGCCCCTTGACGCAGAGGTGGCGATCATGTCGAGATACGGCAAATAAAAAGCCCGCAAACCACAGTTAAAAGACGGCGAGATTCAACTCCACGCCGATGGGGCCGTCAAATGCACATGGCCGGCATTCCTGCCCGACCCCAAGCGCATCAAGGGCGATCAGGCATGGTATGGCAACACCGCCAGCTTTGTCATCGACCGATTCACCGAAGGCCGGGTGTCAGCGTCCGCTGCCAACTGCGAATATATCCTGGTGATGATGCTGGACGACATCGGCACCAAGTCCAAGACGCCTCCGCTTGAGCCCACTTGGATTATGGAGACGTCCCCCGGTTCATTCCAGTGGGGCTACGCCTTCAGCGACCAACCCACCAAAGCCGAGTTCAGCGCGGCCATCAAAGCCATCGCCGAGGCGGGTTACACCGACCCCGGTGCTTGCAACCCGGTGCGCAACTTCCGCTTGCCTGGGTCGATTAACTTGAAGCCGGGCCGCGACAACTTCGCCGCCCGCCTGGTGTGTTTTAACCCAGAGCGCGAATACACACTAGGTGACATTTGCGCCGCTTTGGACGTGACACCCGTGGAGCCCGACTCGCTCACGCTGCGCCCCATTCGATTGTCGGATGATGGCGCCGATGACGTGATGGCGTGGCTCAGTGGCCAGGGTCTGCTACTGTCCAAGCCCAATGGCGAGGGCTGGGCGGGCGTCATCTGCCCTAATGGCGCCGAGCACACAGACGGCAACCCAGAGGGGCGCTATATGCCCGCAAACCGGGCCTATTGTTGCCTGCACTCGCATTGCGTTGACTTCGATTCCCGCGCCTTTCTGACCTGGGTGGCCGACCAAGGTGGCCCCGCCCACAATCCCGGTTTGCGTGAGGAACTGCTCACCCAAGCCATGGAGTCGGCGCTCTCCAAGCTCGCCCCCACCGCCGATTATCCCGATGAGGCCGCCCGCGTCATCGCCGAGGTGGAGCGCAAAGAGTTGGGCCGCATCGAGAAAAACGAATGGTTCGAGCGCTTCGCCTACGTCCAGACCGATGACGCCTTTTTCGACATGACCGACCGCCGGGAGGTGTCGCGCAACACCTTCAACGCTTTGTTTCGCCACATTGACTGCAAGTCCATACATAACGCCAAGCGCCGCATCGAGGCCGCCACGTCATTCGATGAGAACCGCCAGGGCAAAGGCGCCAAGTCGCTGGTGGGCATCACCTACGCCGCCGGGGCGTCCGTGCTGGTGGCCCGTGAGGGTCAGGTCTATGGCAACCGCTGGCGCGATGCCCGCCCCACGCCGGTGGCTGGTGACGTGTCCATGTGGCTGGCCCATGTCGAGCGCATGATCCCCGAGCGTTTCGAGCGCGAGCACCTCCTCAACGCGCTGGCCCACAAAGTCCAATTCCCAGGCCATAAGATCAATCACGCTATCCTTTTGGGCGGTAATCACGGGTCGGGCAAAGATACCCTCTTCGCCCCCTTCTTTTGGGCCATTGGTGGCCCGTCCAAGCACAATTGCTCACTGGTCAAGAATGAAGAGCTGACCTCCCAATGGGGTTATGCGCTGGAGTGCGAGGTGATGGAAATCGCCGAACTGCGCCAGGCCGAGGCCAAAGACCGCCGCGCGCTTGAGAACACGTTAAAGCCCATCATCGCCGCGCCCCCTGAGTTGCTCATGGTCAATCGGAAAGGGCTCCATCCTTACATGGCGCTGAACCGGGTTTTCGTGATCGCCTTTTCTAATGAGCGCGTGGCCATCTCGATCCCCTCAGAAGACCGCCGGTGGTTTGTCCTGTGGGCTGATGCCCCCAAGCTCCCAGAAGCTCAGGCGGTTAGCCTGTGGAACTGGTACCAACACCGGGGCGGCTTTGAGGCCGTGGCCCACTACCTCCACGCCCGTGACGTGTCCGCGTGGAACCCGAACGCAGCGCCCCCAATGACTGAGGCCAAGTCCATCATGGTCGAGCACGGCATGAGCGGCGCTGAGTCGTTTCTGGTTGACCTTATGCGCAGGCGTGCCGGTGAATTCTCCCGGGGCGTGTGTGGTGGCCCCTTTTATGGCCTTTGCGACCGCTTGCAGGGCATCGCCCCCGGTGGCGTCAAAGTCGTCCAGGCCGCGCTATTGCACGCGTTTAAGGAGGCTGGCTGGGTCGACATGGGGCGCATCAAGTCCCGCGACCATGACACCAAAAAGCACGTTTTCTGCGCGCCAGAACTTAGCGAATATTCCCGCTCTGACTTGCGCAGGATGGTCGAGCCGTCAGCATAAAAAAGGGCCCCGCAAGGGGCCCTGTGAGGGTTGGCAACTGCTCAAAGATCAAGCAGCAGCGCAAGTATAGCGGCCAATATGACCGCGCAGATCAACGCCATGCCGCCACCAGTGGCGCGGCGTCATAAGTAGGGGCCGGGCAGGCTACAGTGAAAAGCCCCGCGCCCCGCTTGACGCGCCCCCAGGCATCCTTTCGATTTTGGTTTACGAGCTCGCCCCGCTTGACCGCCCCATAGACTTGATCGCGGGTAAACCCTTCCGCTTCAATTTCGACCATGGTGCGCGGTGTCTCGCAGAAATCAATTAGCGTCATGGTCGGCCACCTCCCATGCGCTATCGACCCCTTCAGCCACGGTGGGCGTGGTGCTCAGGGGCTGCCAGTCCCAAGCGGTTAACCCCACATTTAAGCGCTCATAAGCGGCCACATATTGGGCCGTAGTCATATTGGCGCCATCGAGCGGGTAAAACCGGCTAGCGGTGCCCTTGGATTTAACTTTGCGATGCTTACCAGTGCACTTGGCGTGGTGCGTGAGAATATCGTCGCGCATGGTGACGTATCGGGTTTTCCCTAATGTGATCGTTTGCATGGTGTTGTCCTTCATTTAATACATCCTCCCATCATCATCATAATCATCACTTACTTTAGGGTAAATGATTTTTGATGACGCTTGTCGTTGGCGGTGCGCCGCCGCTTCTCGTGCATAAAAAGCGTCGCGCTCTTTTTCTCTGGCTATTCGCTGGCGGTATTCGCTGTCGCTCATGTCGCCGTCATAGTAGTCGTCTTCAATGTTCATGGTTTACCCTTACTTGGTTAAAACGTCAAAATAAGCCAGCGCGCACACTGTGAGCGCGGCCGCGATGGTTAAGGCTGCGAAAATGTCTTTCATAGGTTCCCCAAAAAAAAGTGGTCAAAATCAAAAACGGCCACATAGAACCCGCGTGGGCTCGCGTGCACCTCATAAAGCCATGCGTCCGCATCCTGAGCGGCCAGGGTATCGGCCAGGGCCTGCGCGGCCCCCTTGGTGGTGTAGTACGTCATGCGGGCACCTCGTCAACGGTGTATTCGATCCATTCGAGCACGTCATAAAGACCGTCTTCTAGGTCTTCCATGGTGTAGTCTGTCCATTCGTTTGATCGGTCTCGATTGACCTCTTCCAACAACTCTAGGGCAGTCCAAAGCCAAACCTCTCCGGTGGCCTCGTCAGTTATTTTGTAGTTTTTCATATGGTGCAGCACCCGCAACATGGGGCATCGATGCAGCGCCCGCGTGGGTTTCGATAAAACGTGGTCGGGCCGGTTTCACCAATAAAGGTTATCTCGCCCGGCTCGCCCGTGATCCATGCGCGGCGCGTGGCCGTGCAATATTGGATTTCATCGCCGGGGTAGATCGGCGCGCCAGTGCGCGCGTCTTTGCCTTTGTACTTGGCACGCATGGTTTTAATGGTCATACACCACCCCATTAGGCATGATTTTGGTAAGGTTTGCGCCGGGCACGTGGCGCACGTTTGACCCATCTTCATTAGGCACCCACGTGCCCGCAAAATCAACGGCCACCACCGGCCCATCGATGGCCACCACGTGGCCGCGCGCATCGGCCGTGGGCTTATCGTGCCCCAAGCGCTTAACCACGTGGCGCGCGAATGCCACGCGATCGCCAATGTTAAATTTTAGTGTTTTCATAGAATACCCTTCGATTAGTTGATCGGCACAATGCGTGCCCCGATGCGGCCAGTGACGGCCGCATTAGGTCAAACGCTGGCCAGTCGCATATTGATCACCCGGTGGCGCGCGCCATGGGCCGGGAAACCTACAATCGCCGTGCGCTGGCGCTGGCAAAGCTGGCAGCTGGCGCAGCTAACGTCATCGCGCTGCGTGGCCGGGCAGATAACCACTGGGCGGCCCGCTGGCGTGGTGGTGTTGGCCGTGGTGGTCGATGGTAAAACCACCACCACCGGCCCGGCCGCATGATCGGCCAGCGCATCGGCATCGGCCAAATCGTTGGCGCTCAGATTGACAGTGAAACCCCATTGATTCGCATGGCGGATCCATGCAAGGGATTGTGCATCGCGATGGTGCGAATACGTAAAACCGCGTTTGCCAGCGTTTGCGGCCACCAGCTGGCCGAGCTTGACAGCGTCAATCGAACCGCTGGCCGTGGGCAGATCGCCCGCTTGATTGTGACGCCACAGCTGGCCATCGGGCAGCGCTGCGATGGTCTCGCAAAACTGGCCCCATGACGTGCCGCGCGTGCCGGCGCTGACTGCGGCCCAATGCAGCGCCAGCGGCCCGCTGGCCGCGTAGCATTCGGCGCGCATGGCGCAGTCTGGCGGGCAGCTGGCGCGCTCGGTGGTTGAAACCGGGATCGGCCCGGTTTTAGCGTTTGCGCTTTTAAGTGTGAGATGTACTTGCATGGGAGACCTTTCGATTATTTGAGTGTATGAGCGGCCAGCGCGCACGCTGGCCGGGTTTGCGTTTAGATGTATGCGCAGCGATTGCCCACAATAAACTCATTGTTTGAGACAACACCATAAGCCAGCGCGATGGCCATGATTTCATCCTGCTGGCTGGTTTTCATGGCGCTGCGATAAAGCGCGGACAACCCGCGCGCCATGTAATCGTTGCCAAGTGACGCGCCATTGACAATGATTTTGGCAATATCGCGCTGCTGGCTTTTGTTTAGTTTTGTGGGCAAATTAGACATGATGTACTTTCGATTAGTTGACTGTAGCCGTGCAAAATCGCGCGGTAGAGATAATGTAAGGTATTGCCTTGCACTTGTCAAGGATTATTTTATAGGGACAAACCCTAATGCGTTGTGGACAATGTGGGCTTGTGTGTGGGTACGCTGTGGACAATCGTGGACACGCGGCCAGCGCGTCATTTTGCCTATGAAAAACCTACTTTGTGGACAATGTGGGCAGTGTGTTTTGATGTCAGTTAATTTAAAAATGTATGTAATACTAAGTAACTATACAGTAGGTATCAATACCCACGAATGCTCACAACCCCCCATTTGGCGAGCGATTAAAAATGTGTGGGTACATTGCCCACATGACCCCCCACAAAAGTACTACACCACGCAAAATGCCCGCGCATGGTCATGGCCACATGGCCACATGGTCATGGCCAGCGAGCCACCGGGTCATGTGGACACTGCCCACATTGCCCCCCACTAAAGTAGTACACTGTAAGGATTGTAAGCATAGCCGCCGTGGCATTTTGCTGTTTGCTTGATGGCCCCCGGGTAGGGCCGAGCGCCGAAGGTCACGGCAGCGGAGGGGCCACGAACAAAATTTTTAAAAAACCTTGCCCACATTGCCCACATGACCCACAAATTTATTTTTGGTATATTCGGCACATGTTTGAAAGCCTACCTTTTGCACCGCGCAAAGTTGAAGCGACTGAGGCGCGCTTAACCCGCATCTACGAAGCTGCCAAGCTGGGGCTGAAAGGCGACTCATTGGCGTTGGCCTCTGGCATGTTGCCCGCCGAGTACCGGCAACTGGTGCAGCTTGACCCCATCGCGGAGATGGCAGCGCAAAAAGGCAAGGCAGACGCTGAGATGGAGATGTCCCAGTGCCTGCACAAGGCAGCGCGAGAGGGCGACTCCAAAGCCGCGCTGGCCATACTTCAGAACGTCCACGGCTGGGTGGCCAAGCAATCTATCACTATTGATGTCGATCAGCGCATCTCAGTCACCCAGGCGCTGCGCGACGCTGAGTCCAGGGTCATTGATGTCATCGCCCATGAGCCAAGTCCTAAATTGGATCTAACACATGCAGAGCACCAAGTACAGCGCTGAAGACGAACAAGAGCTGATGGCCCGGCTGTGGAGCCCGGCGATCAAGGACAACCCGTTAGCGTTTGTAATGTTTGCGTTTCCATGGGGCGTCAAGGGCACGCCACTAGAACACTTCACTGGCCCGCGTAAATGGCAGCGCGAGGTGCTGCTGGACATTGCCGAGCACATCAAACTGAACCAGGGCAAGGCTGACTTTGATGTCTTGCAAGAGGCCATCTCATCTGGCCGGGGTATTGGCAAGTCGGCGCTGGTGAGTTGGATCACGATCTGGATGCTGGCCACCAGGATTGGCTCGACAACCATCATATCGGCCAACTCTGAGTCTCAGCTACGGTCAATCACCTGGGCCGAGATCACCAAGTGGCTGGCCATGGCCATCAACTCACACTGGTTTGAAGTCTCAGCCACCAGAGTGATGCCGGCCAAGTGGCTGACTGAACTGGTCGAGCGGGATTTGAAGAAGGGCACCCGGTACTGGGGCGTGGAAGGGCGGCTGTGGTCAGCCGAAAACCCCGACGCTTACGCTGGCGTGCACAACTTTGACGGTGTGCTGGTGGTTTTTGATGAAGCGTCTGGTATCGACGACTCCATCTGGGCGGTGACCGGCGGCTTTTTCACAGAAAACACGCCAAATCGCTTTTGGTTGGCGTTTTCTAACCCACGGCGCAACACCGGGTACTTTTACGAGGCTTTTAACTCAAAAAGAGCGTTTTGGCGCACCAGAATCGTGGACGCCAGGACGGTCGAGGGCACCGACAAGGCGGTCTACAACCGAATCATTGACGAATATGGGCCTGACTCATCACAGGCGCACGTTGAGGTCTACGGCATGTTCCCAAGCGCGGGCGATGACCAGTTTATTTCGTCCAACGTGGTAGATGACGCCATGGCCCGGCCCAAATACAAGGATCAGTCGGCGCCAATAGTTATCGGCGTAGACCCGGCGCGGTTCGGAGCGGACGCAACTGTCATCGCGGTGCGCCAAGGGCGGGATATTGTCAAGATCATGCGCCACAGGGGCGACGACACCATGACGGTGGTGGGGTATGTGATCGAAGCGATTGAGGAATTCAAGCCGGCGCTGGTCGTGATTGACGAAGGCGGGCTAGGCGCGGGCATTGTGGACAGATTGAAAGAGCAGCGGTACAAGGTCAAGGGCATAAACTTTGGAAATAAAGCCAAAAACCCAATCATGTACGGTAATATGCGCGCGCAGATGTGGGGGGATATGCGAGAATGGCTGAAATCTGCTAGTATCCCTAACGACAGGTTCTTGAAGACGGATTTGATTTCGCCTATGATGAAGCCTGATTCACGGGGAACAATCTTCTTGGAAAGCAAAAAGGAAATGAAAGCTCGCGGTCTTGCCTCACCCGACGCTGCTGACGCTATCTGCGTCACGTTTGCCTTTCCAGTGGCACATCGTGAGTATGTTGAACCCAAGCGCACCGCCAGAAGCTACGGTAGCGCAGTGTCTACAGGATGGATGGGCGCATGAAGAAGGTTTCTCTCAGTGTAGGACGCGGCGAGAAGTTGCCGGTGTCCAAGGGCGCCGGTCTGACTGAGAAAGGCCGCGCTAAGTACAACGCCGCTACAGGTTCCAACCTCAAGGCGCCAGCACCCAGCCCCAAAACCAAAGCAGATGCTGGCCGCAAAGCCAGTTTCTGCGCCCGCATGGAAGGTGTCGTCAAGCATGCCAAAGGCGATGCTGAACGCGCCAAAGCGTCACTCAAACGATGGAAGTGTTAATATGGCCACCAAACCTGGGCTTTATGCCAACCTTCACGCAAAACAGGCACGCATCGCCGCTGGCAGTAAAGAGAAGATGAGAAAGCCGGGCTCGCCTGGTGCTCCAACTGCCAAAGACTTCAAAGACTCAGCCAAAACTGCAAAGAAGAAGTAACATGCCGCTTGTCAAATCTAAATCTTCCGAAGCATTTCGCAAGAACGTTAAGGCTGAAGTCAAGGCGGGCAAGCCCGTCAAGCAGGCCGTGGCAATCGCGTATGCAGTCAAACGTGCAGCACCGAAAGGAAAGAAATGAAGACCCTCGCACCTATCGCTAAACTCAACAGCCGCGAACCCAAAATGTCGGGCGGCGGTATGCCTGACCGCAACAAAGAAACCCATTCACCCACTGCCAACTGCAATGCCACGATTCCATCGGGCAACAATGTCAAGGCGACGGTGAACAAAGTCCTTAGCAAGATCAAATAATGGCAGACTTCACAGGCATTGCGGCTGCTGGCGCAGTGGCCGAAGGCGGTAAACCAAAAAACAGCGCGTCTGACATCTTGGCCACAGCCCGTGCCAGGTTGGACTTGGCGATGTCTGCGCTGTCGGAAAGCCGCGAAGATGAAAACGACGACCTGAAGTTCTACGCCGGCTCGCCCGACAATCACTGGCAGTGGCCCGCTGATGTGCTGGCCACCCGTGGCGCGGTGCAGGGGCAGACAATCAACGCCCGGCCTTGTCTGACAATCAACAAGCTGCCCCAGCATGTGCGCCAAGTCACCAACGACCAGCGCCAAAACCGGCCCGGCGCCAAGGTCATCCCGGTCGACGACAACGCCGACGTGGAAGTGGCCGACATTTTTAACGGCATGATTCGGCATATTGAGTACATCAGCGACGCCGATGTGGCCTACGACACTGCCTGCGAAAACCAAGTTTCTTACGGCGAAGGTTACATTCGCCTGCTGACCGAGTATTGCGAAGACAACACGTTTGACCAAGACATCAAGATTGGCCGTGTGCGCAACTCTTTTTCGGTCTACATGGATCCAACCATCCAAGACCCGACCGGCGCGGATGCCAAATGGTGCTTTGTCACTGAAGACATTACCAAGGCTGAATTTGAGCGGATGTACCCAGACGCT